ATGATGTATTGTGCAGGTGGCGATCTTGATACGCATGAGATATCTGTTCCCGATTGCCAGCCTGTAATGCTCCATAATAATTTGAATGATGCGGAAGATGTGTTTCCATATATTGGCGCAGCCAACTTCCTTAATTCAAAACTTATGGCTGATAATACAGCGGAAGAGGAACCTTCCTCTGATGCCAGTACAACTACTGACGTGAAACTTAATCCTATGCTTGCTTTTGCTTATACTGATCATGGGTATCCTCGTGGTACTATTTCTAATTATGCTAGAAATTTATCATCAGACTCTTCAGATCCATATATCCGTTTGTGGGATTATACATTGACTTATAATGGCAATGATGGGATTTTTGAAAAGTTTTATAGAAGGCTTGATAATATATATCGGAACTCCATGCATTCAGTCACTGCCGATTTTCTTCTTCCCGTCAATTTGAAACAGTCTCTTTCTCCCTATCTCCCTGTCAGTTTGAATGGAGAGAAGCTTCTTCTAAATATATTGAAATATAATTTAGGAGGCGGTTTACAGCCTCTTGAAACGAGTTTCTATACTTATCGTTTGTATGAGCCGGTCAGCTCAGCCAAATCGTTTTCTGATTATAATACTTCTACAGGTTATATGTGGGAGGTGAAACAGGTAAAAACGACTTTGACAGAAGAACAATATAACAATTCTCCTTATAAGGATAAACAATTTGTTCTTGCTTTTCTTCCTCCGGCGACAAAGGAAAACGCGGAATCAGGAAAACGTTATTTTGTCCAGCATACGGCACTCTCATATCAGTTTGGAAATTATATATATTATAATGAATTCGAAGTGTGGTTTGTGGCTGTGAAAATATCGGATGTCTAATTGTCCTTTCTGTAGACTGGGCTAACTTTTATTTTTGTTTTCAAATATTAATTCAATAGATAAATGACCATATTAACTCAACCGGCATCATTCTCCTTATCTGGTAATATTGAAAAATTCAAGATAAGTGCGACAGAAGAGTTTTCTTTTATTTTGAAGAAAGGGACAGAGAAAATTTTGTCAGCTGTTTATTCTCCCGGGAAGGACAATTTGGTTACTATAGATATCCGTGATATTGTAGAGTCTAAATTATCTTTTCTTTTGAAGGATCAGAGCAATCCTTATACCCAGGCATCTATCTTTGCAGATTTTACAGCTGTGATAGACGAACAGGATATTTCATTTCGTGTGCTTCGTGCTGGAGTTGACCGATTAGCGACATCTGCTGAAAATTTTGTGACATCCAATTTCCTTACTTGGCAACCACAAATTAAGCCAGCACGAAGCACACGAAATGAAATGTTAAAGCCTATTTTTCCAAAGAAGACGGGGCTATCACTTCGGAAATTAAAACTATTCATTCTGTTTTAGCAGGCAATGCTTACTCCATTCCTGTACAATATGCGGTTATCATGGCTCTGTTTGGATCACAGTATCCTTCATTCTATGATGTCTGGGTGGAGAATTCATCCGGAGAAAGACTTACCTATATACAGAGATATGTGGCAGATGGAATCAAGTCCGAACAAGAACAGTGGATACTTTTTGAAAACTCGCTGGGAGGTATAGATACATTCCGGGCTTATGGGCAATCTGATTTTACAGGAGAGCACACACATAATATAGCGGAAATAGATGAAGAATTCAGCGAATACCGTATAGACACTACCCGCTCTTTTCGAAAATCTACAGGATATTTGGATAATAATCAGCGAAAGTGGTTGCTTGATTTTTTTCCTTCTAAAGTCAAATACATATATTGTGGAAATTATCTTCGTCCTATTGTTGTGATG